GTTATCATCGCAGGTTACGCTGTATTCCCTCCTCGCAAATCCAAAATATAGTTCATCCGATACTTCGAGCCATGGCTTATTGAGCACTATGCATATGGCCCGGATCACGCAGTCGGGGACTTGTTTTCCTTCCGGATTCGGATTAGCCTTGATCCACATTTATTTGGCTTCCTGATCCTGGTCGCCATCGTATTCCCCGTCTTTCCAGGGTTTATCATACTGCATGGCCCGATCGCTGTCCCCGAGTCCATCCGTAGTCGGGTCCACAACAATTCCCAGGATCACCAGCAGCGCAAATACTGCATTTACCACAGCCTGCAGTTTTCCTACAAACGTTGTCAGGTCAATAGTGTAACCAAACAGTGCGGCAATCGCCTGAGCCACCAGAGCCACAGCCGGAATCAATGCCAGCCAGAAAGCTTTATTCTTGATTCGTACTTTCCAGTTCATCCTTAAAGCCTCCCATTACAGTTTTTCAGCCAGGAACTTCTGCAGTTCTGTAGAAGCTTCCTTCACTTTTTCATTATCGCCGATGTTTCCATAGGTCGTAATCACGAGCATGAATTTTGCAATCGCAGCAAGACCGTCATGGATTTCCTTCTGGCCTCCCTGCATATGTGATATTAAATTCTCGTGTGTTTCAAGTCGCTTCTTGTCTTTTGCCAGATTTGCTTCGATCGCCTCCAGCCTTGGTCCAAGCTCCTTGATTACTTTTTTACTGACCTGTTCAGCAAAATCGGGTTTCTCGGCTTCCCTCTTCTGCCGTCTCCTTTCTGCCAGGGTACGAATTGCGTCATATACCCGGAAACCAATCAAAAATATAAGACCACACGCAATGAGGCCGTAGAACATATACCAGAGTATTGTTGGCGTCAATCCTTCTACCGTTGGCATGGCTGTTTCCTCCGTTTAACTTACTTCTTGGTGATCAGAGCATCCCATGTCTTGGAGTCCGCAATACCTGTAACTTTCAGGCCGTTGTGCTTCTGGAATGCTTTCACAGCGGTATAGGTGCCAATTCCGAAAATACCGTCGATTTTCACCTTGGACCCATGGCGAACCAGGAAATCCTGCAGCTGCACAACCAGTTCTCCTTCAGCACCGCGCTGAATATTTGGATACGTGACCTTCTTGGTTACCTTTGCCTTTGCAACGACTTTCTTTTCGGCAACTTTCTTTTTCACGGAGGCTACCTTTTCTTTAATTTTTGCAACCATGGATTGAATTCTCCTTCCATTTTGAAGTTTATCGAACATAGGTATCACTTTTCCTTTGTTCTCACCGCATCCGGATACTGTCCGAGCAAAATGTTCGCCTGCTCAGGAGTCAGATGGGGAACAGTTACTGTGTACCATTCGACAGGTTCCGTATTGTTTAGTGCTTCCCATGTTTTAGGACCAACAATGCCGTCCGCGTTAAGGTTATGATTCTTTTGGAAAGCCTTCACAGCAGACTGAGTTTTAGCTCCGAATGAGCCATCTGCGCCGTACGGTTCCAGATCATATCCCTGCTGAATCAGCTTTGTCTGAAGCAATGTAACGTATTCGCCTTTGCTTCCTTTACGAAGGGTTGGGAATGTCACTGGGATCTCTCCTTCCAAGCCAACAGGAATTGCCCAGTGTGTGCATTTCTTCGATAGCTTTTCCTTCTTGACTTCACCACTGCAATGAACCATATATCCGTTTCCGATGTAGAAACCAATATGATCCATTACGCTTTTATTCTTTGCATTTTGCCAGAAGACACAGCAAAGCTTTTCCGGAAGCGTAGCAATTTCACCTTTTTGTGTCCAGTTGGAGTTGTCTTTCCACATGGAAGAGCAGCCTCCGCCTTTCATGGTGATCCCAATACGCTTCAGGGTCTTCTTTACGAATCCCTGGCAGTCTTCCATCAGAGTCCAGCATCCACTTGGATAATATTTGCATCCATCACAGGAAGACTTTGATCCGTTCAGAACCTGGCACTTTTTAACTGTGACTGATGCCTCTGCTTCGGATTCTCGCTTCAGGAAGGCTTCCCGTTTCGCAGGCGTGCAGTTCTGTCCGGTAGCACCCCATACGTAAGGCCAGCCAACACAAGCTTCTGCGGAAGTGATTATGATTTCTGTTTTTGTCTTTCCCTGTGTCTTCATCTGAGCCACAAGGTTGTCGACATATGCAGCATTATTCATCTTCCCACCACTTCTTTTTCGTATTCGTTTCCTTCCAAGCACCCATGCAGATGATAGTAAGGAAAGCACCTATAACCATTCCGGCAAACAGTGCAGGAATCAAAAACCATACAGACATCACTTTTTACCGGCCTCCTCAATGGTCACCTCAACAGGCTCAATTTCTATACCATTTTGAATGTTTTCTTCCAGAGCTTTGAAATCTTTTCGAATGCTCTCAAGAAATTCATTCATGATGTAGATGTACCCACATTTGGCTCTCCCTTTTGCTTCTGAAAGCTTGTCAAGGAAGTCTCCGCACATGTCCAACTTTTCCATCGTTGTGTAATTGTCAGGCATTGGTATCAGCCTCCCATGGTACGTATTCCTTAGGAACGGTAACCTCTTTTTCAAGGCTTATGTCCTCGCCTTTCAGCCATCCTTCCACGTAGTTCTCGAAAACCTGAATGCTGTAAAGTTCCGTAAACCCTTTATAGGTGTACTTATAGATGCTGGTGTAGAAAATAATCTCAGCTGTCTTTTCAGGATTGCTGAGTAGAGTAGCAGCGACCATCAAATCTTTTCCCGGAATTCTAACCATCAACTGATCGTTACTTGATTTGTAAGCTCCGCCGCCATCAATCTCAGGTCCATCCTTGAATATAATTTTGTCCATAGAATTGATCCTTTCTGCAAATCAATTACGACGTAAAGTCCAATTTATAATATTTTTGTCCTTCAACACCATTGATATGAACTTTGAAAGAGAACCAGTTGCCATTCCTAATACATGCCAGAATAGTATCACGCATGTTCTTCGCAAGTGTTCCGTAACTTGGTTCAGAACTTGTATTTGTATAGGAATCTATCTGAATATCTGTACTCGGATTGATGCTTGATCCTCCGCCAGAGTTTGGCCCGATCGTGATACTGCTGATTCCGTAATATCCGGAGGATGGTGTAATCGTCTGAGCGGAATCGCCAGGATTAATCGTGCCTTTATCTTCCAGAGGAATATGCTTCCGGTAAGCAACTTTATCGGCAACGGTAACGTTGATGACCTTGTAGGTAACGCCATCCTTGGTGTAGTTTGTCAATCCTGACGCACTAATATTGTACGTGGCGTTCTGACTCCCATATCCGGCTCGTGGAATATAAATGGGCCAGTTAGTGTCAAGGTTGGTCTGGAAAACTGAGGTAGTCGGTAGAGAATCGATGACAATGTTCCTGGCGTCGTTCCATCCAGTATCTTTCGCGGCCGCTATCGCGTCAATATAAAACTGCGTAGCGGCCATATTAAAATTTGCAACAGCTGCTTCAGAACCGTTTAATCTTTCTCCAGTTATTGTGATAACCCCATCACTTTCACTTGCGGAAAGATTATATAAGCAAGCATCTACGTTTCTCGATCCTGCATTAAATGAGCTGTAAACAATATGCCTTTGCCCTCGGCTTCCAACATTTATATCGCCTGTTGTTGATATTCCGCCTTCGCCAATGGTGCATGTTCCTGATGTTAGCCATTTTGCTATCACGGTTTCTGATGCTACATAAGTACCTGCAGTAACTGTTTCGGAATTAAGCTTCCGAATATAAGCTAAATCCGCCTCAATATCCACAGCATCTACTTTACCAGCGATTACCACATCGAACACACCAAGCTTCGTTTTGAAACTCGGTATCTCTGAAATATTAAAGTCGCTGGCACTGACAAATCCGTCTCTTGTCTGGGAATGTCCATCTGCATCTGAATAAGTGATTGGAGTATTCAGCTTGATCTTCCACTTATCACCTGTTCCAGTAATATCCCGGCCTACACGGACAACGCCTTCGGACCCTTGACCGGTTTCCTCCTGAGGAGCAATATCGACCGTTTTCTCGCCGTCTGGGGATCCATCGTTTGTGGCATATACTTCGCCGTTTTCAGCGGATACAAGGTTGTTCTTTTCGTCGTATCCGTTGCCCTTTGCACGCATATAATAATGCTCGACAGGACGCGGCATCTGTCCGTAGGAGAACGCAAACGTACCATATTCTTCAGACTGCGCTACATAAATTAGAGGATTTGATCCGAATTTACCGATTACTTTTGCGTTGAACTGGGCATCTGGTTCAAGGAAACTATCATGACTACCTGGGTCCCAGACCTTCATTGTCAGGCTAATCTCTTTGTTGTTTCGGAACTGTGTCGCGTGCTCCGTTCCGCCATATGCAGCACTCGGATCCTTTTCAATCATCTGAGCGATTGTTTCAAAAGTCGAAACTCCAGGAGCACTTCCCTGGTATTTGTAGCCTTTCTTTTGGGTATACCAAACTTTGACAGCGAATACCATTTTTATTTGTTCGAGACTTGAAATGTGATCAGACAACACATATGCAAATACACCACGGTCAGCTGATACAGCCACCCATTTAATTGTTTGACCGGGAAGTGTAATCTTGCCGATAAGTGTCGCGTCGAACCATATTTCCGGATGCTCTAATGCTGTAGATCCAGCAGGAACCTCCGCAGGATCGTAGCATTTTACAGTCCCGCTTAATTCGCCATTTTCGCCAAACGATTCATATGCTGCAGTACCTCCGTACCCACTGGCTTCATAATCGTCTCTTTCACCGATCATACGCCAAACCATGTGCCAATTAAGATCCTGATCATCGTTACCTTTAGGTTTGGCCCGCGTCGTCGGAGCAACACTTTCCGATGCCTTGATCTTGGAGGATGTACGTTTGGTTTCTTCAAGAAGATCTGAAGGTACCCCGAATGTATAACTGTTATTTTCCGGATTGAACAGATCGTAGCTGACATTCTTGCAAATCAGTTTACGCTTTTCCCATTCAATCCCGTTTTCTTTCATGATCGGATAATTGACATCCACACATTCGCCGATCAGAATCTTCGGAATATCCCGGTCAACAATATACAAGTCAATTGCCTTAATTGTGAAAGAAGGCGCCAGAGCATAATATCCGTCTTTGATCCATTTCTTTACCTTGTCCCAAAGCTTTTCCTGCGTATTGGCTTCGCTGAAGGACATGGTGTGATATATCTTTCCGAATTTACTTTCTGCATCACGAAAATCCATATAAGAATGGAATTCATCTGTAAGTTCATTATCTGTGTACAACTGACGAATCAAAGATATCGGGAAATCTTTTCCGGAATGTGTATGCTCGTTTCCATCTTTGTCTGTATATTTGTATCCGTCAATGTAGATTGTCTGCCCGCTGTTGGTAGTTCCGCCGATGGGAATAACACGAGTGAAAATCTCCCCGACATTCTGGTCTGAGGAAATATCCAGAATGTTCTTACCAACAGTAACAGAAGGCCGCAGACCTTCTCCAAGATCCCTTGAATAATATTTATACCAATCCAGATATGATCCACTATTAGTATACCGGATCTTCATATGCCCGCCGAAATTACTTGTCATCTCGTTCACAAGAGAGGTGGTTTGCGTCCATCCGGTAGGCTCATATTTTTTGGTTTCTGTCGGAAGTGTCACGCCTACAGTTCCACGCTGAATTGCCTTCTCGGGAACCAGGGTGTTGTGATTATTAATGATTCTGGAATAATAATCATCCGGAGTAATTTTTACACGATGCTTCTCCTGCACACCTTCATAGAAGCTGTCATTCATATAAGCATAAACGCCTTCACATGTGACACTTTTGGTATGCAGAAGACTGCTGGTACTAATACTCCTGACACGTCCTTCAAATATAATGTCAATGTCGTTTCCCTCGCCGTATTCTACAGTAAATACGGTTTTCAGAGGGAGCAGTTTGTCGTAATACGGAGAATTCGCTTCCATGGAAAATGAGAAGTTATCCGCATTATCTTCGCTAGATTTTACCGTAGGTTTCATAATCGGAAATTTTCCGCCTTGCGGTACGGTGAACATCAGTGTCTTCGTATCGACAATCGTGTTTCCTTCTTTGTAATGGTTAATATATACGCTGTACAATTTTATAAAGCGCCTCCCCTCCAGGCGACTTTAACAGATCCGTTTCCGTTTACCGTCAGGATATTTCTTCCTGGCTCTGACGGACCGAGAGTCGCCGTTCCGGCTGAGGTCAGTGTTTTGGTAACTCCGCCATACATTGCTGTAACACTTCCAGAAATCCATGTAACGGTTGGAGCGAACGGATACTCATCCGCATAAATATCGAATGTCTTAGCTGTTCCGTTTACTGTAATTACGTCGCCAAGCACAACATAATAATCGTAGTCAGTTTCAAAGTTGAAAGAATCCCATAATGTCAGTTCAGATCCTTCCTCTTTGATTCTCATTTTATAAGGTTCGAGTTGGTAGCTGATGGATATAGCGGAATTAGATGCGCCGCTTTCCCAGTTACCTACCGTATATCGCCCGTCATAGTAATAATTTGGATCATCTTTCAGCACCATCTTCATTCGTTTCCCATGAAGTGTGCTGACCATTTTTCTACGTATTATTTCCCAGTCTTCAAAGTTGTTTGCAACCTGAAAAGACAAACTGCCTTGGCGTTGACCATAATTTGCTCTTCCGGACAGAAAATCCGTCAGATCAAGCATACCGTCCGCGCCTGGGATTTCGATAAATTTTGTTACAATTGTGGGATGCGCAACAGAAGGTCTGGAGGAAGGAATTAGGTGCCAATCATTCCACGTATTAGCTATTTCCTGAAATTCCTGCACGGTGCTTCCGCCGGATGTTCTTGTTACAAAATCTCCGAAGGAAACTGAATGCTCTTCGGTATAATATATTCCGTTGGCATGATACACGGATTCCTTCCTCCTTTTCCTTCCATTTTGATTGTTTTAACCTGGGGTCAGATAGTCCTGAATCTGCATGATCTTTACGCCGATTCTTTCATCGATTGTGTCAACCATTTCACCAGCCAACACATCCGTATCGGTTCTGATCTGCAGATTCTTGAATGCCGTGATAAGGTTACTGAGTGTAACAGATTTCCCGGACATATCGTTTACAGCTTTTGTAACTGCATCGATCTTCGGATAAAGATCCGTTGCCTTAACACGTTCTGCATCAGTTTGATCGTTTGCTCCGAATGCAGATCTTGCAATTTCAGAAAGATTAAATCCTTCAATCGTGCCGTTACCAAAGAAGTCTATCATGTCCTGTTTCGCATGATCCATATTAAGAACTGGCGTAATCACAGGCTGAAGATTAAGATCTGGATTGTTAAACGCATCCTGCATTCCTTCAAACAAAGCTTTAGCAAGTGCTTCACCGGCAGGCTTGATGGCGTCTTTTCTTTCAACGAAAACGTTATAAAGATTTGTAGCAAGAACAGATGTCAAACTGTCCCAATCAAACCATCGCATGTTGTTCAGTCCTCTGTCAACGTTTGTTGAAGAGAAAATACTTAATGTGTTTGCAAAGTAATTAAGACCTTTGAACAAGTCAGTTGCAAGCCCAATTCCTTCCTGATCAAAATCTTTTACATTCACAAAGAACGTTTTCATAGAATCGAAGCGATTGTTGAACGCTGCAAATGCATCGGACAGATCTGTGAAAAGTGTTGTATTATAAGCGATGCCCCTTGTACGACTGGTAAGCCCTGACGCAGCTATATTGGCAAGCGCATTCATTGCTGTTCCGAACGAATCGAGAGCATGAAGCGATTGATCATCGACTTCCATTTCGCTTACAGCTGTAAAGAATCTTATCATCTGGAAACCGATGCCATTTGTATTTTCAGTATTAATCTGATTCGCAAGCTCGCCAAGCTCAGTGTTCGCGTTTTGTCCATATCCAAGCTTAGCAATCTCAGCGAGAGTACGCATAAAGTCCATAATTTTACGCATTTTATCCAGCTGATCTGAAGATATGGCAACTCCTTTAATGTCATCAAGGAAAGTTTTAAGTTTGCCGGAAAATCCGTTTTCTCCAACAAGACCGGTTCCTAAATGAGTCCAGTTTGTTTTGAAAAGCAGCTCTTTTTCATTCAGATCTCTGTATGCAACTGCAATTGTACGCAACGCAATCAATGCGGTTTCAACATTCTGCACATTATACGTTTCTCCGCCGTTGTCAATAGCTTCAAAGAATTGACGAAGCTTGTCACCAAATATACTGAGATTGCTGCCAAATGTTGAAATGCTTTCATCGCCTTCAAACACTTTTTCGATAAATCCCTGCCCAGTTCCTTTAAGACTGCTGGAAAGGTCCATCATGATATCAATTGCAAGTTTAACTGACTTCAATTTATCTTCAGTTAAACCAGACACATCATTGGCGAAAGTTCCGAGGCCATTACCGAGCATAGCAAACTTACCAGAAATATCCCGTATACTACCTTCATCTGTTGGAAGCGAAATGCTTGAAACAGCATTAAAGAGCTTTTGCAAATTATCTCCTGCATCACCTGTAATAGCAGCGGATGCTTTGCTGATGCTTGCAATAGCGCCTGCGAGAATAACAATCTTTTCGGAAGACTTAAACATAGATGCCGCGTCAGGAAGTTCTGTAGTATTTAGCTTTCCTGCCAGTCCTGTCAATTCGTCATTCCCTAGGATTTCTTTCAGCTTATCAACCGCTGTAGAAATACTACCATTGGAGCTGATACTGTTGATTCCGCTGACATCATACATGGAGAGAGCCGCACCAAGACTCGTAAGGGCATATTTAAATTGCTCAAATGAATCCGTTTCAGAATATTTTGCGAACTCTTTCATTGCGTGTGTCATGGTTATAAGCTCTCTGATAGAATCTGTAAGCTCTTTAGCATGAATGTGCTCGCCGCTCACTGCATTTTTAAAGGAGTCTAGCACTCCTGCAAGCAAAGGCATCTTTTTCTGAAGCGTATCAATAGTAACTGTATAATCTCCAAGTTTAGAAAGCGTATCAACAAGTGTTACAGTGCCTTCAGCAGCTTCGATAGCGTCATTTATTTTACGCTTAATATCCAATAATTTATTAACTGCACTAGAAATATAGCTAGAAATAGTTTCCAATCCACTGCCAAGCGTTTCAAATACAGTAACAACGGAACCAAGAATATCCTGAAGTCCATATTGTACCATTTCACCAGCAGCAATAACGCCTCCTGTTTTAGCAACCGTTCCGAGAGAAGCTACGCCCATGTCTTTAAGCTTATCTACTCTGGTCATGGTCTTTTCGGCGCCATTCAGATAACCGTTAACATTATTCCAGCTACCAAACTTTATTGCGTTTATATCTTTAACATCTTTTGTAACGCTCTGAATAGTACCTGTTATATCGCTAACAGCTGATCCAATAGTAGTCATCTTTACCAGCAGTTCAAACAAATGTGTAAGATCTTTGATTACTTCCATAGCGTCCTTACGTTTGTTATCATCGATCATTGTCAGGTATGCGACCAGAGCAAATGCGGCAATTAAAGCAGTTGAAATCCGCTTTATTGTAGCCGTAAAGCTATTATTGCTTTCTGATTTATCAGCAAGATTCTTTGTGACATTGAGTGCACCGATAACATCACGAACAACTTTAAGAATCTCAATAATAGCAATCAGTTTAACAATGGCTATTGCTGCGTTTTGAACAGTACCATTTTCAAGTCCGGTCATGAAAGTTTCAAGAATTCCGGAGAAAGCATTAGATATTCTGACAGTCGCTTCAGCAGCTGTCTCGGCTTCACCCTCTGCTTTATTCTCTGTGTTTTTGCTTTCTTTCTTTACACTTTCTAGCATTCCATTTGAAAAGCTGGTATAAATCTTTGGAATGCTGTTAATTAACCCGCCGATTGCTTTTCCTATGAACTTAGGAACAGTAACCAGAAAAAAGTCAGAAATCTTTTTGCCAATATCTCCGCTCAGAATGCCGTTTTCTCCGAAGATTGCATCAAACATGCTTTTGAATGATTCAATTAAAGAGAACCCAACACCCTGTTGAATATCATCTTTAGGCGCCTGAGCAATCTGCATCTTTTCAGAGCCATAGAAAGAAGTAAAATTCTTAATGGATTCATCACGGAAATTAGTAATAGATTTGTTTTCCTTCTTGAATAATCCTGTTACATAATCAAACGCTCGCTTAATAGCTGCCGGAATATCCTTTGTAATAAAATTGAAAATGTTCTGCCCGAATGCACTTACACCGGCTTCAATTTCAGTAGTGGGCTTTTCTCCGGTAAATATGGAAGCAAATCCGTTAAATACCTGAGATCCAAGCTCAGAAATCTTTTTCCATGCATCTGAAATAAATCCAGGGATCGTTGAAACAAGAATAGTTTTAATTCTTTCGCCAACACTCTTAATAGCCTTAATTAATGCAGGCTCCTCACCTTTTGATCCGTCTTCAATAGATTCGGCAACTGCATCGGCTCCATCTTTAACAGATTCATCAGACGCTTTCTCGATCTCTTTTGTAACATTTAGGCCGCTTACCCATGTTCCAAGATTTTTGATAAGCTTATCGATTTCAGCAATGGCAATTTCAATTCCGTTAGCAATCCAAACGGGCAATTCTTTAAACGCGTTAGAAACAGTTTCTCCGAATCTGGCAATAAAAGTTTGCCATGCACTTACTTCTGGTTGAGCTCCATTTGTGGCATTTTCTACTTTTTCAGTAGCTTCTTTTGCTGCTTTATCTGCATTCTCATCGGCTTCCCCTACAATGGAGTTATATAACTTATTCCACAGTTTACCGAATTCGATGACAGCACTATCAACAAAATCAAGAACTGTTGTGGGCAAATCTACAGAAAGGAATTTACCTATTTTCTTACCGAACTCAATTAGAGCACTTCCTACAGGATTATCAGATGCTTCTTCGGAACTCTGCTCCCCGCCTGTAAAAATGTTCGCAATCGTTG